TATAATTTAGCCGCCGGTTGTGGCGGAACGCACAGTAAATGTGCCGAAGTTATTTGACACAGAGCCGGCAATCACACTGTTTGCAGCTTCAGCACCATTTGTGCTGATATTTAGACTCACCAAATTAGCTGTAAATCCTGTGCTACCTGCAGAATTACCAAAGGCTAGAGTTTGAGAACCAACCTTATATGTACCAGCAACACCAGGCTTAAAGCGGAATACTAAGGTATTGTTTGCATTGATAATATCAGTTCTGGATGTCGAAGCCTTAGCATTGGCTGTAGCAATAAGATTGTTACCACCAGCTGTATTTGAAAGGGTTAGACGAATGAACCCTGTGCCGCCCTTATGACGCACCGGCTCATTGAATACGATATACAGATTGGCTGTTCCGTTACGCACAAGCGCAGTACCACCAGTCGAATTTGTCGACAGATAAATCTGTGTAATCTCAGGAAAACCTAGATGGGAGACGTTAGCATATCCATCGCTAGCGATCCCAGGATTAGCAGCGACTAGAATTTCATCGCGCTGTGAGTTCGCACCATCTTTATTGATGTTACGACGGCGCACCCAACCTTGGTTAGTCGCAACCACATTGCGCTTCCAAGATTCGCGACCATCGGTAGCACCGCCGAAAGGTTGAAACCCGTATTTGATACCAGCGACTGTATTTGCGCCGGAAGCTGTATTCTCGGTATCTTTACCGAAACCCCATAAAGGCATAAGCGTATCTCCTTCGCTTTTCGTTAAGCACTACTCAGCATAATATAAGTGTTTCTATTTAGACTTTTTTGCAGATGACTTATCTAATGTTTCGCGAGCCTTTTTTGTAATAGACTTTAATCGCGAACGAGTTGGACTCGCATCTTTTGTCTTTTTATAAGGGCCCTCAAACGGAGGCTTCTCAGTAGTGACGGCCTCCGACATCTCAGAACTCATATAATCACGTGCAGTCAAGACATAATCTTGTGCAAGCGTGATTTTAAGCTGGACCCACTCGGGTAGGTCTGTCTCAGGCTTCATCATTGACATAAGAGCTTGTGCATTGGATATGATAGATTTTAACTGGCTAATAGCCATATCACCTTCATATCCATATTCGCGTTCGTCTTTGGCCATTCTATTAGTCCTTAGTTAGCTTATCGGTAGCCTTAGCAATACCTGCACGGCGCTTCCATGACTTTTTGAACATTTTATCAGCGGTTGCATCATCTTTCTTACCCTGCTGATAATTTGAGTAGTCACCCTTCTTCATCTGATCCTTAACCGCATTGGCACGATCAGCATAGCGACCAGTTGCAGCAGACTTAGTTGCTACATCATGCGAGGCCTTCTTGATATAAGAACCCATTGTCTGCTTTGATAGCTCATTGACAGAGGCAACCTCTTCTTTGGCCATCTTAGTAGCCGTAGCATACATCACTTCTTTAGCACGCTCACCATAACGCTTCTTGAAGCCACCCATCTTTTTCTTGAGCGACATCACATACTTTTCTTTCTTATCAGTCTCAGCCCCGGTTAGCTTGCGCTCATCGACTTGGTCGACTTCTTCTTTAGTAACCTTTGGAGCGTGCTTTGCGTGCCACTTAGATCCAACTATATCTTTCATAAGAGCATGAACACCATGACCTTTAGTGCGGCTATATGGAATCTTCTTTCCATGTAGGTGGCCACTGTACGCAGCTGTCGGCTCATATGTATCTCTGTGCTTGTGTATCTCACCGACCTTTTTGCCATGCTGCTTAACTGTATATGTGATCTTTGTGGCTGCTACGGGTTCATCAAACCCACCAGTCTGACCCCTCACTCTCTTGTGAGCAGCCTTATGTAGAGAGTAACCATGCTCATCTGCACGCTCATCGACTTGCTCTTCCTCTTTAAGCTTCGGGTCCAGTTCAACCTTTTCTTTGCGAGTCGCGACAATCGTACCCATGCGCTCACCGCTGTTTTCTTTCTTCAGGACACCGCGGCCAACCAGCACGTCTTTGTGCGTGATCTTATCCTTTGGGTGAGCCAGCGCAGCTAGCTTCTTTTCCTTATCACCCTTAGGCACCGTATGTTCCTTCTCCATGATGGAGCGAACTGCGGCGATAAGTGAGTCTGATGACCCGAATTTACTATTGTCTTTCATGATAGTATCCTCCTTAGCGAGTAATTTCTTCCCAGTCTATAGATGCAAATGCTTGGTCATTGATGGATGCACCCGAACAAGCAACTGTAAAATCTGTTGTAACTCCAGTGAACGGGTCACGCTCTAACTGGAATCTGAATAGAGCTTCCTTGAGAATTTCGATAGCTTGTGTAGCCTGTGTAGAAATCCCTAGAAACCCAGAAGCAAGTACAAGACCACCCGTAAGCCCCGTAGCCGTGATATTATATTCTATAGCTGAAGATGCACCGGCAGATACCCAGGTACCTGCGGTCGGCGAAGCGCCTCTAATTAGACGCCAAGCTACTGTAGTATTATTACCTTTACCAAGAACATTAACCGCTGTCGGTATTACTACTGCTTCAGGTCTGCCCGCCTTAAGTCGTATCGATACAATAGGATAATATGTACCTGCGGTTGTCATAGTATATGGTGCCGTGATGACAGTAGCTACTGATTGCTGAACACCTCTAAGCTCATACCCACCTTCGCTCATTATGGATGAGCATATCTGTTTCATCGTGCTACCGCTTGCGGTAGCACCAAAATTAGCTATTTCATATCTGAGAGGTAGAGAGGCCGTCGTCATATATGGTAAAGTATTAATATTATCATTATGAAATACATGTGCCGGCATCATCATACCATCGACAACAAAACCAACACGGCAATCACCAACACCTAACCATTCAATGTCAGTCCACAATATATTAGTCTTAGTAAAATCGATACCTGAAGTATGACCAGCAGATGTCTGTGACGATGCACCAGTCCCGTCAAACTTGTCGATATTCCAATCGCTTCTAGCTACTTTCGTATCAACTACTACCCCAGATACTTTAGACCTCTTGACAAAGTATATGTCGGAATTAGATTGCTCTAGAAATAATCCATTTGAATCATTAAAATACCCAATTCTCTGACGCAGATTTGTCTTAGCTTCATTAAAGACAAATGTATTCAATATTAATAGCGACTTACCGGGCTGATATGCAAATACCTTTTTAGTCTCACGGGTAACTCGTTGACCGTTACCAGTTCCAACATTCATATTAATTAGCGACTGATTATTCGCAAATGCATATGTTGTACCTGCAGTATTTGATGTGGCCCACAGATCATTATCGACATATCTGTGCTGGCTATCAAATAGTGTCAGTGGTGTAGATATACGCAGACGACCGAATGCATCTGTAGCAGTCCCAGATGGTGTTAGACGATTGGACAGCATATTCACTTCGAACCTGGTGATCAGGTTCGCACCATCTAACTTATTAGTATCTGTCCTGAACTGTGCCATCTATCAGATCACCATGCTCTGCAAGACCAGTAGCGGGCTTTCCAGCGCGGTCCTGGATTATCGCAGTTATGACGCGCACGGAAATTACGACGACGCCCAGGAATGTTCTTTTTGATCGTCATGTTGGGATCACCGAAGCGCACCAGAACTACATTACCAGAACCGTTTGTCGTATAGACAGCAGACTTCTTCGGGCCACCAGGTGTGCGGAATGGCTTATTCAGAGTTACCTTGCGACCCTGATATTCAGCTTCCGTGATTTCCAATTCCTCTTCGACATCATCACATTCGCAATCACCTTCGCAATCGCAATCGTGATCTTTTTCTTCTTCGACTGAAGGGTGATCGGCGTAACCAAATTGTGCGCGAATACCTAGCTGCTGGGCTGTCGGTGCATCCATGATTCCGGGAACAAAATCTTCAGACAATTCTGTTTGTTCACGGAGACCAGCTAGGGCCTTGCGGACATCTTCAAATGTCTTTGGTGACTTTGAATCTTCTGTTGTCTGCTTTGCCCATGGCACTGGCGCCATATAGCGAGCATCATTAGCAGATTCATTCTGGCCTGGTGTATCTTTCTTATAATTCTTTACTAAAGAATCTGTACCAGTCTCACGATGCAGAGGATTTGGATCACCCTCAACCTTTAGTTTCTTATGAACCTTGCGATATACAACTCTACCATCAGGTA